ACGAGTATAAGAAAGAAGATATTGATATCGTATGCTATGCTCCAGCATATGTTGATATTGCACAGCAGCAGTTAGTTAACCAAACTGCATCTAGAATGATGCGAGAGGTCTTTCCTAATGCAGAGGTTTGGATGGTGTCTCACCACCTCTGTCATGCTGCCTCAGCAGTTTTTACTGCACCATTTAATAGTGGTAGTTTTGTTACCCTAGATGGTCTTGGTAGCGGAATGTGGGATTTTGCTACTGGTGCTGTTCGTTTTGGGGAAAATAATAGTATTGGATACTTTGATAAGGAGAAAAATATTTTTAGATTCTTCAGAGGAACCTCTGAGCAAGGGATGAATTCCTTTGGAGAATACTACTGCAATATGTCTCGATACATCTATGATCAAAAGCATAGAGAAATTCAAAAAATGAAATCCTCTCTTAGAGGAGAGGTGTTTGACAATATTGTATTTGCTACAGATTTTGATAACACTCCAAAAGAAGGTAAGATCATGGGTCTTTCCTCCTACGGTCAAGATCTGGGACAATATTCTCCCGCATGTCTTTCTACAGAGTATCCTAAAGAACAGTTTGGTATTGACAAGTGGGAGTTTGGTCTTCCAGAAGTTCATTTCTATGACTATGAAATGATCTGGAATTACCTAGAAGGAACTGCAGAAGACAAATCATTCTATGTTCAAAAGAATTTTGAACAAGCTATGATGTACTGGGTAACAGAAATGCAGAAAGCAGGTTACCTGGAAGAGAACAATTGTTTTGCTGGTGGTTGCTTCTTGAATGTATGTGCAAATACTCTCTTGAGACCATTGTTCAAGAACATGCACATCCCACCATTCACAAATGACTCAGGAATTCATTTTGGTGCAGCAGCATGGGGATCATTTAAGTCAAAACAAACTATTACTATCCCAGAAAATATTGCTCTTATGGGCAAAGAATACAATGATAAAGAAATCGAAGATGTAATAGGATTTAAAGGTGCTAAAAATGTAGGGGAAATTAAGTATAAAAAGTATGAAGACTTTGACGAATTATGTGAGGTAGTTGCTGGGTATCTTGACGATAATAAAATTATCGGATGGATGCAAGGTCGCTCTGAGTATGGTCCTAGAGCATTAGGGTCTAGATCTCTTCTTATGAGTCCTAAAGATAAGAAGAACAAAGACATCATGAATGATAGGGTTAAGCATAGAGAATATTGGCGTCCTTTTGCAGGTGTTATGCTGGAAGAAGATGTTGGAGAATACTTTGATCCTGGATTCTCAACACCATACATGTTGTATGCACAGACATCCACAACCAAAAAGATTCCTGCAATCACTCATGCTGATAAATCTTGTAGGATTCAAACCGTAAATGACACACAAAATGCTAGAATGTGTCAATTACTTCGCAAACTAGATGTTCCTATTCTTCTGAACACATCATTCAATCGCAGCGGTGATCCTATCGTTGAGACGCCACAAGATGCTCTAGATTCTTTTATGAAGATGGACATTGACTACCTTGTTATTGGAAATTATTTGATTTCAAAATGGAACTGAAAGACTGGTTGAATTCAATCAACTTAAACAAGAAAGATCTCAGCGAAAATCCTGATGATTGTAAAAAGTATCCAGCGTACATTGTAAATCGATGCTTGTCTGGTCACATCGATGCTATTCTGTTTGCCAATGAGATGAATAAAAATACTCATCTCGCAAAAGATATGCAGTATCAATTCTATCTACATAGCATTAGAAAGAAGAAAAGGTTCTCTCCATGGTTGCGTCAAGAAAAAATTGACAACCTGGAGTTAGTTAAAAAATACTATGGGTATAGTAACGAGAAGGCACAGCAAGCACTTAACATTCTTACCCCAGAACAAATCAAGTACATTCGCAAAAAACTAGACACAGGTGGTATGAAATGAAAGTCCTCAGTATTGATATTGATTATGCTTTTCCTGCCGTAGAGAACTGGCCTAACGATGATAATGAGTTGTGGGATGAATGGCATCCTTCTACAAAATGGACAGAATACTTTTCAAAATATCCTGAACTTGAAAAAAGAGAAAGTAGCATTGATGAAGGATGTCTAGACTATATGCTAGACACTTTTACAAAAGCATTGACTGCTAATCCAAATATAACCGTTGCTTTTGGTTTAGATCATGATTATATTTTGGACAGTGTACTTGAGCACGATGATATTGAAATTGTAAATATTGATCATCATGATGATTTCCTTGCGGGGTGTTATATTGACATGATTGAACCAGACGATGATGAAGATGGACATTCAAACCAGACTTTCTTAGCACTGCACCTTCTTGAATACCATTACACCAAAGCATTTGGTAAGGTTGATGAGGGAAGTTGGGGTGCATACTTACATTCTTTAGGTAAATTGAAAGCATTCACCTGGATTCGTAACGAAGGAAAGAAAGAATGTGATACCAGAAGTCCAGTAAACAGATTTATATGTGAAAATATTGGTAAGAGAGCTGAATGGGATACTTGTCTTGCTGATGAGTATGATCATGGTGACTACATGTATGATCATATCTTCGTATGCTTATCTCCCCAATATTTTCCAATGAGTCAGTGGGGTTTGTTTAGTATTTTCATGGGCATCTATGAAGATTTTACTGGAAAAGATTGTAAGTTAGAAGAGTTTTGGGACAAGAGATGGATTAATAAGATGGCATACAAGGATACTCGTGATATCCTTAAAGAGTCTCTTGCTAATGTTAAAAAAAGTTTGGATAAATAATAAAAACATTTATGCTTTGATATGAGCGTCGTCGTTGAACCGACCGTTGATTGGTCGCCCGAGAAAATGATTGAGGTTGCCCTCAGTGAACCAGATGATTTCTTGAAAGTGCGAGAGACTCTGACAAGAATTGGTGTAGCTTCTAGGAAAGAGAAGAAACTCTATCAATCTTGCCACATTCTTCATAAGCAGGGACGATATTATATTGTTCACTTCAAAGAATTGTTTGCGCTGGATGGTAAGAAAGCAAATCTTACTGTTAATGATGTTCAGAGACGCAACAGAATTTCTCAACTCCTTGCTGATTGGGGTTTGATTACTGTTGTAGATGCAGAACAGATCCAAGACATCGCTCCGCTCAACCAGATCAAAGTTTTGTCGTATAAAGATAAGGGTAATTGGGTGTTAGAGACCAAATACAACATTGGTCGTAAGACTAAGGTAGAGGGTGAGGAAACCGTATAAATAAACCGTCGCCTTTTCGTGCGCGACACGCTACATACGGATAATACGCTACCGTCAGGGGGGTTACCACCCCCCTTTTTTAATGCTAATATGGTTAAATAGTTGTGGATGCCGAAAGGGTCCACACAATGTAATCTCGCTTTCAAAGGAGAACTAAAGATGACTAACTTAGCGAAGTATCATGCTGCCAACATGGATCAATTGTTGGACAGGATCACTAAGAATAGCATTGGTATGAATGATTATTTCGATCGTATCTTTGCACTGCACGAAACCACTTCTAATTACCCTCCATACAACCTTGTAGATGTAAGTGCCGTAGAATCTAGACTGGAAATCGCTCTGGCTGGGTTTAAGAAGGCAGAGGTTGTAGTCTACACAGAGGCAGGTAAACTCTTTGTAGAGGGGCAGAAGGAAGACCAAGAGACCGATACCAAGTATCTGCATAAAGGACTAGCACAGAGGTCCTTCACGCGGGTCTGGACGCTCTCTGACGAGACAGAGGTCAGGGATGTGCAGTTTGAAGACGGTCTTCTGAGTGTGACTTTAGGGAAGATTGTTCCCGAACACCATCAAAGGAAGAACTGGTTCTAAATATCGAGGGGGTTGATCGACCCCCTTTTTTGTGTTACAATACTGAGAGGTAAAGAGTACCCCATGTCTGTTAAAGTTGCAATTATTGGAGGCGAGCAAGTCATCGCTGACATTAAAGAGTTGATTGATCCTGAGGATAAGCAGCGTCAATACATGTTTACTAGTCCATTTCGTGTCATCTTGCAACCGACGATGACACTGATGGAAGATGGTAGTGATGATGGAGTAGAAAATACATCACAGGTCTCCCTTGGAACCTGGCAACCCTTGACCGTTGACTCTACTTTCATTGTCAACCCCCATGCAGTAACTACATTGTTTGAACCAGTTGCTGATCTTAAGAAAATGTACCAGGAGATCACTGATGCAGGTTAAATTGATCGTCTTCAAAGAAGATTATAAGTGCATTATCGGTGGTGTAGAAGAGGTCTATGGTGCCGATATTGGTGAACCCGATTGTGAAATCACCAAACCATATGAGTTCATCATCCAAGATGATGACTTTGAGGGCGAGTACAAAGATCGCCTCAAACCTTGGAATGTGATGAACATTTCTTCTCAGAAAAAGTGTAGAATCCAGAGTGATTCCATTCTGACACTAGTTGATCCAGAACCTTTTATCCTTCAAGCATATAACGAACTGATTTCTGAATGAAATTCTATACTAATGTACAAATGATTGGGGACCAGTTCCTCGTTCGTGGTTATGAAAATGGTGAGTACATTCAGTTTAGAGAGAAATACAAACCTACATTATTCGTTCCTGCTAAGAAAGAAACTTTCTACAAGACTCTCGACGGTGATTATGTCGAACCACTTAAACCTGGGTTCGTCTCAGACTGTCGGGAGTTTTTGAAGAAGTATAGCGAGGTAGAAAACTTTAAGATCTATGGTAACGAGAGGTTTATCTATCAGTATATCTCTGACAAGTATCCTCAAGAGCATATTGAGTTTGATATCAGCAAGATTCGTCTCGTAACGGTTGATATTGAGACCCGTTCTGAGAATGGATTCCCTGATGTTGAGTCTGCTGACCAGGAAATTCTGCTCATTACCATCCAAGATTACAATACAAAAGAGATTACTACCTGGGGTCAGGGTCCATTCAAGATCAAACAGGACAATGTTCGTTACATTCAGTTCAATAATGAGCGTGACCTGTTAAATAGTTTCATCAACTGGTGGATGGAGAACACTCCCGATGTTGTGACTGGTTGGAACATCCAACTGTTCGACATCCCGTTCATCACGAAGCGTATTGACCGTGTTCTGGGTGAAAAACTTGCTAAGAGACTGTCTCCTTGGGGTCTAGTGTCTCAAAAAGAGGTCTTTATCAAGGGTCGTAAGCAGATTTTCTATGATATTGGCGGCATTACGCAGCTAGATTACCTTGATTTGTACAAGAAATTCACTTATACAAACCAAGAATCTTATCGTCTTGACCATATTGCCAATGTAGAACTCGGTCAGAAGAAACTTGACCACTCTGAGTTTGACACCTTTCAAGATTTCTACACTAACGGTTGGCAGAAGTTTGTAGAGTACAACATCATCGATGTGGAGCTCGTAGACCGTCTTGAGGACAAGATGAAGTTGATCGAGCTCGCTCTGACTATGGCATATGATGCCAAGGTGAACTATAATGATGTCTTCTATCAGGTGCGGATGTGGGATACCATCATCTACAACTATCTGAAGAAGAAAGGAATCGTCATTCCACCTAAAGAACAGACTGATAAGGATGAGAAGTATGCGGGGGCGTATGTTAAGGAACCAACTCCTGGGGTATACGATTGGGTTGTCAGCTTTGACCTTAACAGCCTGTATCCTCACCTTATTATGCAGTACAATATCTCACCAGAGACGATTCTCGATGAGCGGCACCCCACGGCCAGCGTTGATAAAATACTTGGTGAACAAATAAGTTTTGAGATGTACAAGGACTACGCTGTTTGTGCAAACGGCGCTATGTTCCGCAAGGACAAGAAGGGATTCTTGCCCGAATTGATGGAGAAAATGTATGGTGAGCGTGTCATCTTCAAGAAGAGAATGCTCAAAGCAAAGCAGGAGTATGAGAAGACTCCTACTGATGCACTTAAAAAAGAGATCGCCAGATGTAACAACATTCAAATGGCGAAGAAGATTTCTCTTAACTCTGCTTATGGTGCTATTGGTAATCAATACTTC